GGGGCAAAAATGCAAAGATTGTTTATTGTGTTATAGACACGTTAAGGATCAACCAATAACTCAAATTGTGGAGGCAGTGAAATAATGTATACGTACCAATCATTAAAAGATAAAAGCATTCAGTTTGAAACAAAAAATCCAGTACCAAGGATCGCACAAAAATTATTGAGGTTAAAAAACGTTAGACAGAAAAGGAAAAAAGATTGAGGCGAAAGCCTCTTTTTTTTGCCCAGCCGTTTCGGCTGCGGAAAGTCCTAGTCCTCGATACTAGATCCGCCTAGGTCGGGACTGGAGTTTTTCCCGACCCGACCCGAATTAAGAATCCCGATTCCCGAATCCCGAACCTCGCCCCATAATTCATTGTAACTGTTGCCCTTATATATACATGGGGCACGAATCCCGATACTTGATACTAGTCCCGAATCCCGACCCGAAAATAAAAATAGATTCCCGTCCCGAGGAGCTTTAACCAAGATAAAGTTTATGCCACCTAAACGAGAATACGCAGTATTCCAAGCAATTTGTTCGGGAGATAGGTTTACCTTATATCCTTTTGTAACCTTTAATTCAGTCCAAAAGCATAATCCATCCCATATGAAATGAACATCAGGGACTCCACCACCATGTCTGTTTTCTATCCTAGTCGCTAGACATTTCTTCGGTAAATTCTTCTTTACTGTTAGCCAAAAGTTTTTCTCCAACATCGTTCTTTTCCTGATACTCACCTTCTATAAATGCCTGTGGATATTCACGTCTTAATTTTGCAAGTCGCAAAGATATTTCTTCTTTGGACATTTCATCTAATTGATGAATTTGTTCACGTCTATCAACAGTCAATCCACCTAATGCAGAACGTATCTTTTCAGCATTAATAGCAGAGGAAAATTGCCCAGCCTCTTCCGCACCATCAGATAAATCTTTTAAACGTTTAAGTTGTCCTATAAGAGTGACACCATATTTGCGTTCACGCTCTTCTCTTAATTCTTCTATATACTGTATTAACAAAGGAAATCTTCCATCTAATAATTTGTATGCCATTTGATGCGGAGCTTTATTTGTATATCCTGCTTTTCTAGCGCATTCAGCATTAGAATAAATTCCTTCTACATAAAATTGAGCAAACGATTTTTGTCTTTCTGTTAAACCTTGTGGTCTACCAAGTTTATTTGTCACACTTGTCTCCTAAATTTGTCACACTTGTCACACTTCTATACCTTTATAACAGGGAAAATGCGGTTTTTGGAAGTTCCTATATATAGTAATTTCACATAAAACAGTCTTAGTAGTGTGACAAACGTGACAAAGTGTGACAAATTTTGGAATTGTAAGGGACTGGAAAAAAACAAACTTTTATTTTTTGTCACACTTGTCACACTTGTCACACTTAGTTTGAAAAAATTTTTTTATTTTTTTTTTTTCAAGAAATACTCCTATAAGTGTGACAACGTGACAAATAATATTAATAAGTGTCTTTTTTGTTGCATAGTGTCCTAGATATATGTATTCTGTAAATATCTTAAAGATTATCCATAGGAGGACAACATGGATACAATTCAAGAAACATTTGGGATATTTCCCAAGCGAGCAATCCTAAACATTAATTTAGAATGCCAAAACTGTGGTGGATATGGTTACGATATTGAACCCAACACTCAGGAAACTATTAACTGTGACGAGTGCGATGGTTCAGGATTCTACTTTCAACAATCAATTCAGTTAGGAGACAAATAAATGAATAAATTAGAAAAAGAAGCATTTAAAATATTAACTGATGCGGAGCTTAAAATACAAAAATTGTTTTGGAACTCACCTCATAATCAGAATGAAAATTTGGGAAATTTATTTGGAGAAATAGCTCAAATTAAATCAGACTTCAAAAAAAAATGCCCAAGACGTCAAGCAACAGATTTAGATGAATTAGTGAAGCAAGATCGTGATTACGAAAACGCTTGGGCTAAGAACGTTAAGAAAAAGGGATTGGAAATTTAAAATGACTTCTCAAAAAACAACGTTTGATGAATGGATGAAGGAATTGGACAAAGTCCTATCGTCTAACACAGGTGGCATTACTCACCATGATTTGCCTGACGCAGATTATCGTGGGTATTTCGAAGATGGCATTTCCGTAAAGGATGCCATCGGAGACTTTGTTTGGAATGATTGGTCTGACGTGGAGGCTCTGCAATATTTATTGGAGGATGTTTAAAAATGAATATAGAAAAGCAATCAAATAATTTTTTCAATCTTCAAGACTTGATTAATACCTTAAAAGTTAACGATTCTTTATATTTGAATAGGGAGCATGATGCTACGTCTAATGAAGATACTGTGTGTGACTTACTACATGATTTAGGTCAGGCTCTGTATGAGTTGGGTGGATTGGATAAGGATGATTGGAATAACTTGAGTGAACAGTTAAGCGTTACTGACGAGTCTTGAATAGACGAAACAGGCAACATGCCTGTCTGACGCAAGTCAAAATGTAAACTAAAATTGAAAGGAAAAGAAATGTATCACGATTCAAGATTGGGCTTAGAAGTGACAAAAGTTACTTTAAAGGTTGAGGATGATGTTGCTTACTTTGAATTTTTTCAAGAAGGCAATACAAAGCCCATGCATCATATTGCTTGCTATGTGCCAGAGTTCAATGCCACAGAGTTATTCAAAGGCAAGCTAGAGAAGTTTGAAACTATCGTTCTTATTGATAATACTGGAGAATAAAAAATGTCTAAATTTGTTTTTAAAAACGGAGATACCTTGGAGATGAAGGGTATCAAACATTTTGAAGCAAACTCGGAAGAGACTTATTGCTTTAACGCTAATGTCTATCTTAATGGCAAGAAAGTTATTGAGGTTAGTAACGATGGACATGGTGGAGCAAATCGGGAATACCCGAGCAAACTATTCGGGTATGATGGTTTAAGAGACATTGAAAAAAGATGTCGTGAGGAAATGCCAAAATGGACTATGGAAGAATTTAATCCAGAGGACAAAACCGAACATGATACTACCTTTGAACATTGGTGTTCGCATCAGGTTGGGGATTGGTTAGAGGAAAAGCACTATAAAAAAGAATTATCTAAGAAGGTGTTTATCGTTGAGAAGAACGAGCCGAATGCAATATATGAGATTAAGTTTCGGAATAAACCGAAGAAAATAGAAAGAAATCATATCGTGTCTGCTCGTGGTTTATACCCAGAAGCGTTGATATTGAACGACATTCCATTAAACGAAGCTATTGCAATCTTTAAAAACGGAGGATTATTAAATGCCTAATTGGTGTCAGAACGTGATTTATGTAAATCATGAAAATTTTCAAACTATGGAGTCCACACTTAAAGCACTCAAGGAAGGGAGATTGTGTGATCACATCACTCCAATGCCCGATGTTTTAAAGGATATCCATTCGGGATTTACTACCATAAATGGAGAGGAGCATAGAGTGTGGCGAGTAAATGCGCCACGCGATGCCGATTGGAAAACCCAAATGGATGCAGAGAGTATTCCCATCCCGATTGAAGAGCAGAGAAAAATAATCCAGAAGTATGGGCACGTTAGACCTATGGATTGGACAAACCAAAATTGGGGCATGAAGTGGGATATCTCACAGATTAGTTATCATGGGTTTGGGACTCAGTCCGTTCATGAAGATTTAGGACTACATTGCTTTAAATTTGATACTCCTTGGTGTCCACCTCTTCCTATTTTTAAGAAAATGCATAAACTAGGATATGTGTTATTTGCTGAATACATAGAATATGGTTTTGGATTTTGTGGACAGTTTATAGATGGTGAGGATCAATACGTTAACGAGATTCCAGAGGATTGGTCTGTGAATGAATATCTCAGGGATGAATACGCATGAGAATTATTAACGATTTAACATGGGAAGAGAGGTTGATTCTTGTCAACCTCTTGGATCATTACATTGACGCAAACTTTAGCGAGCGACCAGAATGGGAGCATTTGGACAGATTTGGTCACGCTCTTGTAGCCTACACTAAATTAAGGGATAGTTTAGAGGAGGAAAAAAATGGAAAAGAAAAAGAAGGTTGATAACAGAGATAAGTTCTATAATTGGTTGAACACGTGTCCTTATAGTTTTCATTATAGATATGAAATGGATGGCACTATCACACTTAAATTTAAAGAAGATAAAAACTTATTAGGAGAACGATATGAGAGTGCTTAGTCTATTTGATGGAATGTCATGTGGACGCATTGCTCTTGAACGGATGGGAATTACCCCATCCGTTTACTACGCAAGCGAGATAGATAAGTATGCAATCCAAGTATCAAAAGCCAACTATCCTGACACAATACATGTTGGAGACGTGACCGAACTAAAAGAGCCCGATTTCCCGAAAATTGATTTATTATTTGGTGGCTCACCATGTCAGGGATTTTCGTTTGCTGGCGGTCAATTAGCATTCGATGATCCCCGTTCCCGATTATTTTTTGAGTATGTGCGCCTATTAAGGGCATTGAAGCCGAGATATTTTTTACTTGAAAACGTGAATATGAAACAGATTTATCAGGATGTGATTAGCGAACATCTTGGAGTAAAACCGATTAGGTTAAACTCCAATCTTGTATCGGCTCAGAACCGAGACAGATTATATTGGACAAATATTCCAGTTCGCTCCATCCCAAAAAACAAACACATTTATTTAAAAGACATATTAGAAGATGGGTTCACCGATAGAGAAAAAGCCCATTGCATTGATGCCAACTATTTTAAAGGTGGCAATCTGAGAACCTATTTTGAGAAAAGCAGAAGGCAATTAGTCTTTGACTTTGATACCCCGAGCGAAAGTGGATTGATACTTGCGGGCGAGGCAGATTTAAATGGGCACGATATTATAAAGCGTGTGTATCATCCCGATGGCAAAGCTCCGACACTTTGTTCAAGTCAGGGAGGCAATCAAGAACCGAAAATATTACAAGTCCCGAGAGGCAAGAACCAAGGTGGCATAAAAGCACAGGACGGCAAAGTTCCAACCATAAGCGGTTCAGCTTGGGAGCATAATAATTTTGTTGTGTATGGTGGTTCGTTTAGAGGTCGCTATCGTCTTAATGGTGTACGACAGGATCACAAAATAAAAGTATCAGGCATGACAGAACAAGAGTTGGAGTTGCGAGAAGATGGCAAGTCCAATTCACTCACCACAGTTGAGAAGGATAATGTAGCGGTAAACGTGGACGAATTAAGATGGCGAAAGCTAACACCCATCGAGTGCGAGCGATTGCAAACAGTTCCTGATAATTATACGGCACATGTATCCAACACTCAACGCTATCGAATGTTAGGCAATGGGTGGACTGTGGATATAATATGTCACTTGTTAAAGGAGATATCATGACAGAACAAGAACTTAAAAATAAATTATCAATCATATGGGATGCTTTGCATGATTATCGTGAAAATTGCATACCTCAATTTAATGATAATAAATTTAATGATGATCAAATTTCCTACGATGAACAATGGGATGAGATTTGTGGAGCAATGGCAAACATCACCGAAAAGTTAGGATTAAACTCTTCAGAAGACATGACATGACTTGGAAACGTTGTGTTATATGCGGAGAAGGGGCTGACGCATTAGAAAATAATACGCCTTACTGTTCAAAACATTGGTTTAAATTCTTCACCACAGGAGGACAAAATGGGAAGAGTAAAGGATTTGTTGATGGATATGGAAGAGGACGCTCGGGTTCTCAGCCGAGAGGACTGGATCGAGAAGCACGGAGAGAATCAGATTGACACCTATAATGAGGTCCAGCAAGAATTGTACTTAATTAGGAGGCAAGATCACGATGGTGATTAAAGCAATGGCTCTTGTATGTACAGTATTTGCAGGAGGAGAGTCGAAATGTGTTACAGAATTTTACCCTGAAACCTTTTCAAATCTTCAATCTTGTCAACAACAACTTATTTCTTGGCGACTTTATGAGTTGCCAAGAAACAAAAAAATAGTTTTAGATGATTGTATAATAACTAATGACCAAAAGGAGATTATTAAATGATTAAGAAGTTATTAAGAATGCTTTTCCCGATGTGGTTTCCAAAAGAAACAGTCGTGTCAGTAACAGGAGTATCCTCTACTCCTCAACAAAAGTCTGTAGTAAAAGCCGTCTCGGCAGCCAAGAAGGACTTGAAAAAAAGAGGCAGACCTAAGAAGGTGAAGTCTTGATTGAAGCATTAACTTGTCTGGCTTTGAATATTTATTGGGAAGCCCGAAATCAATCTACAATGGGTCAGGTGGCAGTGGCTCAAGTAACTATGAATCGTGTTATAGATGAAAGATTCCCCGACTCCGTTTGTGAAGTTGTTAGACAAGGTGAGCATTATACTTGGAATCCCGAAATCCCGATAAAAAACAAATGCCAGTTTTCATGGTATTGTGATGGTAAATCAGATGAACCAAAAGACATGGACGCTTGGGAGAGAGCCCGATTAATAGCCTTGGGAACATATAAGTCTGGAGTATATGACTTGGTCGAAGGTTCAACACATTATCATGCAGTTTATGTCTTGCCCGATTGGCATACAAGCAAGCAATATATAATGAGAATAGATGATCATATATTCTATCGATGGGAGTTAGAATAGGGATAGTTGTTCGGGTTGCTTCATTATCTCATCGATATTCTTGTGCATAATATCGGTAAACTCAATGTCACAAAAATTACCACAATCAGGGGTCACGATTTTTTGTCGTGCCCCTTCTCTTGGGTCTAACTCATCAAGATATACTCCTCGAAGGCAGGAGTTCCCGACCTGACGTTCTGCTTGAGCCATGCGTTCAAAGTAATCAGGAAAGTCAACCCGAACTTTGTTCCAGTATCCTTTACCACCTTTCACGCACCCGATGCAATTATTGTTGCCATAACCAAGTTTATACATTTCGGGTCGTTCTATACCAGCCTGTTCAAGGTAGTACAGGCATTCTGGTTTAGTTAGCTTTTTCTCTATTAAAGGAAAAATAGGCTTGGCTTCTGGATATTGTTCTTTAAAACGTATTGCCCGATTAACTTCTTTCTTTGAAAACTCAAACCCGAACACCTGTGCTTCGTAATTCATCTCTTTTTCAATCCGCTGCCGAACACGTTTTTTAAGAACGAGTGTACATCTAGCCCCGCCCGGACCGTTGACATACTTATCTTTTACAATAACTTCAAACTGATTGGAGTGTTTAAGAGATTGTGTTTGCATAATATCCCGACCATACCAATCTTCACACTCCCGAATGAAACGTTTATTGTCTGAATGGGCAGTATCTATCTTGAAATAAATAGGCAAGACCCGATCCTTGCCATACTTATCAATAGCAAGTTTCGTTGCGACCGCACTTGTAACTCCAGCCGACCACCAAGAAATAATCATTGCCTGCTTCTGGGTGTAAAGGTTGGCTCTTCCCCGCGAGAGGACCTAAGATAACTTCTTGTTTGTTTCGTTGGTTTCGTTGGTGTAAAGTTCACTACCTTATCAGTAATTCGTTTAAGTTCTTCTCGTAATTGTTCTACGCTCATATTTGCCGCTTCATCCAAGTGAACCATTTGATGCCTCCCATCTAAATTTAAGTTGACCATAAATTGGTTGCCAATCTCGCGCCCGATTTTGACTGCTCCAAGGGTTTTTTTGAGGTTTTACTTCCCCGACTATTTTCCATCCTGCTCCTCGAAGCGAAGAACCAGATTCTTGTTGCAGGGTATATGTAACCATTCGTTTACCACCCATTTGCTGCCAAATCCTCCAACATCTTGCATACAGAAAACTACAAGTGTTTTTCGGAGAATGATCAACTACGCAGAGCCTAGTCACTTCAGATGTAAAGTCATCATTCAACATTCTTGCAACAGGTCTGGCTACAATTGCCACACCAACAAGTTCGTTATCATAAGCTGCCCCGATAGCAAACTTACCACCGTTAGTCGGTTTGTTGTGTCTATGAAAGTTTTTTACAAACTCATTTGCTTCTCTGATTCCAATAGGAATAACTTCAAGTTTCATTGCAAGCCTGCTCTCCTTGGCAACAATCAACAACTATCATTTTACATACCGAACATTGTAAATGTCCATGCACTTCTACAGGACGCATTTTAGTCATGCATCGAGGGCACAAATCCATTGATAAATTTTTGTCTATTTCATCTTCTTCGTTCATTGTTTTTCCTTTATAGGTATTACATTAGTTCTATTTATACTTTTTATAAATGTTTCTGCAATTTCTTCACTCAACCCCGAAAGACTTCTAATTTGTGTAACAGCATCTCTTAAATTTATTTTACCTTGTTCGTAATGCAGTAAGACGTTAATACTTTCTTTTACTTTTTTATCATCCGTAGCCATTCTCTTGCTTCCTCTCCTAACACTTTTGCTCCTATATCGATTTTGTTCCTTAATGATTGTACTATTTTTTCATCTACTGTGTCTTCACAAATAAAATCTATGTATGTAACGGTATTCTTCTGACCAAGCCTGTGACATCGATCCTCAGATTGCATCCGAGTTTCAAGGTTAAAGTCATTTGCGTAATAAATAACGGTGTTTGCTGCGGTAAGTGTAAGACCATATCCAGCCGTAGCGGGGTTTGCCACAAGAAAACGACTATCACCGTTTTGAAATTTTTCTATTGCCAGTTCTCTGTCATCATCTGACGTATCTCCATAGTAACATACTACAGAATTCTCCCCGAACTTATCAGAAAGCGTACTAAATATTTTCTTTATGTCATACCGAAAGCGCGACCATATGATAACTTTACCAGAGATCTCTTCTATGCAATCAATCAGGGCAGACAAACGATTAGTTGGAAACTCAATGATGTCCCCATCGTCTGTTTTAAGATGCCCACATAATATTTGTTGGTATCTAAGAAGCTGAGTTATGACTTGCATTGCTGTAACAAGACCACCGTCTTCAAGCAATGTCAT